AGGAAGTCGATGAAGTTGGTGCCCGCCGGGATCGCGACCGCCGCGAGCCAGCCCGCGCCGCTCGTTACCGCGTCGGCCTGTGGGACGCCGACGCCGCCCTGCACGGCTGGGTTTATCTTCTCCCCGTCCGAGTTCAGGACGTTCACGTCGCCGATGTCTATGTCCGGCGCCTCGAAGCCCGCGACCTGCACCCGCACGAGGCCGCCGTCCGCGCCGCCGCCCATGCCCGTGACGTTGATGTTCGCGTCGTCGGTCGTGATGGCCGAGTTGCCGACCGTCCCGACCTCCCAGTACGTCAGCGACACGCCCGGGTTGCCATTCACCGTCGTCGCCGCGGCCTCCACGAGCGGGACGTCGGGGTTGACGCGGGGCAAGTCGTCGAGCGCCGCGAGGAAGTTGTCGCGGGTTTCCCCCGCGTCCTCGCCTATCTGCACGCCGATATTCCCCTCGCCGAGGTCACCCAGGTCTTCGAGGAACTCGAGCGTCTCGCCATACACCTCGAGCACCTTCGTGTCGGTGGCGTTGGCTGCGAAGACGACGCTACCGGTGGCCTGAAGCAGCCCGGCGATGGCCTCGAGCGCGTCGCGGTTTTGCACTACGACGGGGTTACTGCGGTTGGGTGTGTACACGTTCAGCTGCCCTCCTCAAGGCCCAGCCCGGGTTGTGCCTACTGCGGGTCCTCGTGCACCGACAGCGAGGCGAACACGCCCTTCGGCAACGTGCCCGTGCCGACGGTGGCGTCGACGACGACCTCCAGCACGTCCTCGGCGACGAGGCCCTCGTCAGCGACGACGCCCTCTACCACCTCGTAGTTAGCGTCACCCGAGTCCAGCGTGATGGGCTCCGTCAGGACGCTCGCGCTGTTCTTGAGCAAGTCCACCGTTACAGTCGCGTTGCCCGCCGCCTTGACGACTACACCCGCGACGAACGCGACTATCTCTGCGGTCGCGCCGCGCACGACGTGGACGACCTCGGCGGCGTCCGCGGCCGTCGCGGCTGAGCCCTGGGCGTACGTCTGTCGGTGCTCGTGTCGCACCTTCCCCGCGCCGATGCCCGCGCCTGCCGCGACCATGGCGTCGGTGACGGTCCCGTTCGGCAGCACGACCGTCTTGGCCTTGAGCGTACCGTCTACATATACGTCATCGTCTAATCGGGTGCTCATCCTGCCTCCCTGGGCCTACGCGTTCGTCGGCACCGCGCGGATGATGAGCGCGAACGCCGGCATGATGGCCCCGGCGCTCTGCGTGACGCTCAGGGTGACGAGCTCGAGGGCGTCAAGACTCTTGTACGTGCCGTTCAGCGCGCCGAGGTCCGCGTAGTCACTCGTCGGCGGCGGCGCCCCGGCGTTGTACGTCTTCGTCACGATGGTGTTGCCGGCGCCGTCCTTGAGGGCGACGACGATGGTGTCTGCGCCGCCGCACGTCGGCGCGCCCTGCGTCAAGATGCCGGCGCTGACCAGCGTGCTCGCGCGGGGGTGGGCGTACACCGGGCGAGCGGCGATGTCTACGCCCGCGGCCAGGGCCTCGACGGGGACTTGGACGAGCTGCTCCTCGTGCGCGGCGTTCAGGGCGACGACGCCCGCGGCGCTCATCGTCGCGTCGCCCGAGGGCACGACCTTCGCGTTGTTGGCGCCCGTGCCGTCCACCCCCACGAGGACGGCCCCGGCCGCGAGGCCCTCGAGCTTCGTGACCGCAATACCAGCGGTCGCGGAGACCTTCGCGTTGGTGACCGCGCCGTTCAGTATCTTCGCCGTCTCGACCGCGTTGGCGGCGAGCTTGGCTGCCGAGACTGTGCCGTCGGCGACGGTGTTGCCGAAGATGCTGACCATCCTCTTGAACCACGCGATGCTTGACATCTGCCTTCCTCCCGAGTTCCGTAAGTTACCACCCGCCGCCGCGGTTGCCCAGTCCTCGGCGGCGGGCGGTGCGGGAACGCCGGTCGTCAGCTGCGCCTGCGACCGGTCTTACGACGTCGTGCCCTTCACCAGCACGCGGGGCATCAGGCACAGGCAGAGCGGGTTGCTCTGCGTGTGCAGCTGCACGCCGCGGTCGAAGTCCATCAGTTTCTGCTTGGCGTAGTACGGGAGGCCGATGGTGTTGACGGTCTCCATGAAATCCGCGGGGCCGAAGTACGTCTTGAAGAGTCCTGGCGTACCGACCGGGAAGAACCGCGCCTGGGCCGCGGGGATGAACGACACGTCGCCGACCTTGCCGCGGTATTCTTCGAAGGTGATGCCGCCGAACTCGAAGCCCTTGCGGGGGTCGTTCCGCAGGTTGATGCTGTCCTGCCACCGATGGTACGCGTCCTTGACGTAGTCGTGGGCGATGAGCGCATCAAACCACGTCGAGCCGCACATCGCGTGCACGTGGTCGTACGTCCTAGCGCCGAGTCCACCCTCGATGGCCCGCGAGACTTCGATGCACTTCGCGCGCACGTCGGTGGTCGCCGTGCCCAGGACGAAATCCACGGTCTTCTCCGTGACGCCGAACTCCGCGAAGACGTCGTAGATCTCGGTGGACCCGTCAGCGCCGTCGAGCACCTTGCCCTGGATGGCAGCCGCGCGATGGAACTCGAGCGTGACCTCGTGGTCCTGCCGCATCGCGACGAGCCTGTCGTTCACCACTTGGGCGACGCCCGCCACCTCATTCTCCGTGCCGAACGCGCGCACGCCTTGGAGTTGCTCGGCCAGGACCGCGTCGTCGTACGGGATGTGCGGGATGGCGAACGAACGCACCTTGCGCTTCTCGCTCTTCGCCACTACGCCCGACTCGCCGCGACGCTTGAACGGCAGGAGCGCCAGCACGCCGTCGCGCTCCTCGATGACTACCGTGTTGAACGGGACGCCCTGCTCCTGAAACAGCCCGAGCTCGCCGAGCCTGCTCGGCTTGAACGGGAACTTGTTCATCGCGTCCGTGAGCGACGCGAGCTGAAACGCGGGGTCGTCCCTGAAGAGATTCCATACTGACATCGACGATCCTCCTTGATTTCCCTGTGCGCCCAGCCGCGCGACCCTCGCCGCGCGGCGCGGTGCTCCCTCTTGCTCGCTACGCCACCTCGGGACCCGTGGTCAGCTTGTCGGGCTCTTCCCGAGCCAGGATGCCGAGCGCCGCGAAGTACGGCTCGAGCTCCGACCACGACACGCCCGTCTCGAGGTGCAGCCTGTCCGCGTCGATGACGGCTGGCCCGCGGACGAGGCACACTATCTCCTCGCCGCCGGTCGCCTCCACCGCCTCGAGGGCGATGGCCGTGGCGTTCGCCTCCTGGCCGTTCGCCACGAGGATGTAGCCCGTGTTGTCGCGCAGCGGGCTACCGACCTCAACTGACTGCGTCGTCGCGGCCTTCAGCGTTAGCTTCTTGCGGCAGAAGTTGAAGGGCGTCTCGTACTTCACGACGTCCCCGACGTGAGTGGGTTCCGTCTTCGGGGTCTGCGCCATCTGCCTGCCTCCTTGCCTGTGCCCCGCGTGGGGCTATTGTTTATTGTAACGGCCCGGCCCTCAGTCCTTGAGGCCCGCCGCCTTCCTACGGCGCAACACATCGGCCGCAATCGGGTTGTCCTCGTCGTCCTGCTCGCGGGACAGCCTGAGTACCTGGGGACCCGTGCGCTCCTTCGCGATGACGACGGGGTCGTTGTCCTTGAGGATGTCGACGATGTCGTCGAATCCGTCGGGTTCCTTTCGCGCGAGCGAGAACGAGAGCGCGCCCTCGTCGAGGTAGCGCTTCGCGAGTCGCTTGCGCACCGCGGACGTGATGCGGCCGCCACGCACGAGGTCGTCGAGCTTCATGGTACGACTCTCCCTCGAGAGCCGCAGCAGCTCGGGGTCGCACTCCGCGCTACTGTCGTCGTCATTGTCACCGATGAGCTCCCGCGCCCGCTGCTCCGCCGCGGCGACGGCCGAGAGGATGAGCTCCTCGGCGTTGGCGTCGGTGACGTCGTCGTCGATGTGGAGCGCTTCACGTATCTTCGTCCAGTCCATCGGTCTTGCTCCTTTACCGTCGTCCCGCGGCTCAAACGACGCGGCTATCGCCTCGAAGTCCCCAAGCCCCGGGATGACCGGGTCGGGGCACAGCGCCACGTGCGTTATCGGCCGCGTGTACCTGTTGCCCTTGCCGTCCGTCCACTGTCTCGGCGAGTACACGCTGACGTCGTTGCGCGCGGCCGCGACCAGCGCATCCTCACCGATGAGGTCCATAATGCCATACAGCGACTCACCCTCGTTCTCCATGTCCACGACCCAGCCGAAGTTCCTCTTCGGGTCGCTCGCCCCGCGGTGCCCCGCGGGGACGCTGACTCGGACGCCGTTGCGTCGCATCGAGAGGAACGTGTCGCGCCAGTGTTCGCGCAGCCTAGGGGTGACGCGAAACGAGATGCCGTCCGACGTCTTGACGTATTGGCCATCGCGGATGAGTTCCTTGCGGAAGCGCTGCCGCGGCACGCCGCCCGACTGCTTCGCCGCGGAGAGCGCGACACTTGGGCGTAACCCGCGCGAGACGTAGCAGAACGAGGCTCCGACGTCCTCGCCCTCACCCTCGTCCTTGTTTTCGTCCTTGTTCTCGCCCTCGTCGTCGCCCGTCGCCTCCTCAAAGCCCATGACTCGGTGCTTGTTCTTCTTGAGCCACTTCTTGGCCTCGTCGGCGTCCCACTCGTCTGCGTCGAAGCGCCACGCTTGCGGCCCAAAGCCGCCGTCCTTCGTAGGACCACCGAGCAGGCGCACGCCGTCGGGGATGTCCCACCCCTTCTTGCGCATGGCGTCCGTGATGTCGCGCACCCGCTTGAAATCCCCGGGGTCCGCGACCCGTGCGGCGTGCTCGTTGGCGTATGGCATAAGCCCGCGCCTTCCTTTATTATACGGCCCTCTCGATATACCTGTACCCCGCCGGACCATACGCGTATGGGTCATTATCGCCGCGGCCCGCGAACGATGCCGCCCCGCGGGCCCTAGAGGACGACTTCTCCCTCGCTCTTGTTCGGTCCAAGAACTTTATCTAAGGACAGGGCCAGCGTATCTCTCGTAATTCGTCGAACATCGACTACGTGCCCAAATCCCCGTGCGATTTTCTGGTCCGTCGTCCACGAGCGAGGAACACTCGAGCCGCTGTGCCTGTGTCGCGTCCCCCGATACACTGTTACTTCCCCGGGATGATACTCAGCCAAGACGCCGTCCCTTAGCGTATGCGGGAGCACCCGCGCCATCAAGCGTCGAGCCTGCGACGTGGGCTTTTCTTCGCTCTGCCAGTCCGCGACGAGCGGCCGCAGGACAACCATCGGGGCTTGCTCTAGGGCTGCCTTGAGCCGCACGCCCTCTAACTGAAATATCTCCTTACGAGGCATCCTTGCAACACCAGCGCCGTAGCCTGTGCTACTGCCGCTGCTCGTCCATTGCCCGCCCTTGGGCGAGCCCGCCGGCTCGCGAGGGTGCTCGCTCTCGTCGAAGGCGAGGCGAAGGCCCGCCCGCCCAGCAGGTGAATTAGTCCGTACAAACTTCTCAAGGACAGGACCCTTGAGCATAACACCGAAGTACTTCAAACGATGCTCCGTGGTCTCCACGATAATGCCAGTCTTTATTTCCCTGACCCACGAGTGCTCTCGCCACAGCCCATCCTTGGACAACGCGTAACCGCTCTCGATGGCGTACCCACCCTTCTTGTAGAGCCGCACGCTATTAGAGTGGCACGCGTTCGAGGACCCTCTTTTCAACTTCACGTCACCACCCGCGTCGTGACCCCGGGAAAATATACCCTTCGTAGCCAAGAGACTCTGAAAATTCTCAGAATCATCTGCAACGATGGCTACCGCATTTGGCTCATTAGCCATCAACCTCTTCAGTACTGTCTTGGCACTTGGTGCTTTTCTAATAGCTTCCCTGTTCAATCGCTCGGCGTTCTTTATCCACTGCTCGTATGCCCGTGGACTGCCGCCCCAGAGCTCCTTGAACCGACCCGGTGGGATATATGTACTGCCGCCCGCGCCGTTGCTCGTCCATCGCCCACCCTCGGGCGAGCCTGCCGGCTCGCGGGGCTGGTCGCTGACGTCGTGGGACGCGGCGAGCGCGGGCGCGAATACCTCGCCCGGGTTGTAGCCGAAGCCCTCGTCGGGCTCAACGCCCGGCGGCGGCTCAACGACGTCTTCCTCCTGGAACAGCGGGATGAGGGTGCACCGGCAGGCCCACCCGTTCGGCGGCACCCACTCGTCCCACGCGGGGTGGTCCTTCGGCAGCGTGACGCCCTCCATCGCCGCGTGGCTCTCGCGCACCCGGTTGTCGCCGACCGTCGAGTAGCGGTAGCCCCACAGCTCGTCGAGGTCGTGGGTCTCCTGCCACTGGGCCGCGCTGTACGCCTGCTGCGTCTGCGTGCGATAGATGGCCTCGAGCGTGAAGCTGTTCCGCGGCACGAGGCCCGCCGCGCGGAACGCCTCGCGCAGCTCCCCGACGCCGCCCTCGACGTGCAGGCCCTGCTCCGTCGCGCGCAGCAGCGCCGCCTCCACCTTCGACTCCACGGCGTTCGTCACGTCCCGCAGCACGCGGACTGCCGCGGCGTCGAACTTCTCCGCGAGGCTGCGAAGCGCGGCGGACGGCATCGCGAGGCGCTCGGCGAGCAGCCTGGTGGCCGTGGACTGGGCGGACAGCCGCAGCGCCAGGGACTGCCTCGCGCGCTTCACGCCCAGCAGGTAGGCGAGGAGCGACGACTCAGCGAGTGGTCGCCGCAGCGCCGACAGGTCGACGCGCGGCTTCCGCCCGGCGCGGTACGCCGCGACGGCGTCGGCCTCCACCCGCGCGCACAGCCGCGCAGCCTCGCGCACGCCCGCCGCGAGCACGCCGCGCAAGTCGTCGAAACGTCGTTTATTCGGCGCCATGCACGATGTCCTCGCCACGGGTCGCGCGAGCACGAGGCCCACGCGGCTGGTCGCTGACGTCGTGGGACGCGCTAAACGACGCCTTGACCTTCTCGACCTCCTCCCGCGTCAGCCCCTCGGGCGGCTCTGGCCCGCCGGGCCCCGCGGCGGGCGGCAGCGGCTGTGGGTTGGCCTCCTTCGGCACCCGCAACCTGTCGCGCAGCGCCTCCATACCTATGTTCGGGTACTCGGCCGCAAACCCCTGCGGGTTGGCCATCAGCGCCGTGTAGAGTGAGCGCAGGAACGCCAGCGCGTCGTCCGTGAGGGGCGTGGCCTTCAACACGACGCTGCCTCGCGCCTCCTCGCCCCAGTTCAGCGCCAGCAGCCTGTCCACGACGTGCCAGCATACGAGGCGCGTGAGGTGCTGGTGCTCGAGCTCGCGCATCGTCACCGCGAGGTTACTGTGCACCCCGGCGTCGGCCTTCGTCCCGAACTCAGCCTCGAGCGCCATGCGCTCAGGCACGAGGATGGAGCGCACCTTGAGGACGTCCAGGTACCGCAGGCGGTCAGTGAAGCTGCCCGTGCCGGGCGCCGTGAGCAGCTCTATCTTCCAGCCCATTTCCTCCTTGTCGAGTTGCTCGACGAACTTCGCCACCGCGCGCGGCACCGCGACGCAGCCGCTCGACTCCAGGGCCCGCAGCACCTCCTGGGCTATTTGATCGTTCGGCTTCATCACGCCGTTGACCTTCGACTGGCCCTGCGGGAACCCGACCACCCAGTGGGCGCCCGCTATCTTCTTGTCGAAGCGCGCCGCGCCCGCGTTCGCCTCGCGCCACTGCTCGCACGCGGCCCGCGCGTTCTCGAGCAGCGACTGGCCGTACCACTGCGTCCCCTCGACGCGGAACGCCACGTGCAGGCACGCCTCCACGGGCACGTCCACGCTGCCCTGTCGGTAACCTGCAAACGCACCCGTCTCGCCGTGCACCATGACCTCCGTGATGTCGTGCAGCAGCGGCTTGACCTTCCGGAGCGTGGTGCGCCCACCCTCGTCGCCGTACACGAGCTCGAAGCCCTGCCACCCGAAGTCGATGCCACCGTACAGCGCCGGCTCGACGATGAGGTCACGCTGCGGCAGCAGCTGCTTGCGGATGAACTCGACTCGTTCCTCGTCCTCGCCCTCGAGGTCCCACGACGACGCCATGATGGGCGCGACGCTCACCGCCCGGGCGAGCGCGATGGTAGGGTCCTTCCGGAGCTCGCGGTAGGTCTTGTACGTCTTTGGCAGCGGTGACGTCAGTCCCACTCGTCCCGCGCCAAACGACACGGTGGTCCCCACGAGCTGCGCCTTCGTCTGCTCACCCTTGGCCGTGTCGACGTTCGTCCCGTCCCTCGCCCTGTACTTAGCCACGGATGGTCACCTCCCCTACGTCCTCGTCCAGCGGTATGAGCAACGGGAACCGCGCCCACACGACGTAGCCCAGCGCATCAGTGATGTGCCCCGTGTCGCCCGAGTCAGCGGGCTCACACGTCCCCGGCGCGTAGTACCTCGCCTCCAGGTCCTGCTTGAGTCGCTTGCACCGTGGGTCGAGGTGCAAGCGGCACTCGCCCGCCGCGTTCTTGAGCATCACGTTCGTCGCCGCGAACCTGTTCTTGAGCGACGGGTTGCTCGTCGAATAGTGTACCGTGCGCCCCGCTCGCTTGAAGCGCTCGTCGCCCATGATGATGGCGTAGTCCGACGAGTCGGCGCTCGTCTTGCGGGCCCGACTGCTCGCGTCTCCGTAGAACTCCCAGCCGCCGCGGTGCCCCGCGTACCGGCCCCACAGCGCGTCGAGCGCGGCCGCCGTGTTCGTGTCCCGCAGCCACAGCTCGTCGAACACCTCGAGCCTCGCCCCGTCGGCCGACAAGTGGCACAGCACCCACGCCATCGGGTCCACGTTGAAGTCGCTGCCGACGAGCACGACGCGCTCCGGGTCGTACGAGCAGGGTCGCACGCTGCGCTCGGGGTCATACGCGTGGAATATCGCGCCGCCCGCGTTCGCCCACCGCGCGTCGAACTGCTCCGCGTAGTCCTTCGCGTCGCTGTTCTCCTGGGCGAACCTGAGCTGCTCGGGCGTGAGCACCGTGCTGCTCGGCCACGTGAACGACGCCGCGCCGGGCGGCGGCTCCTCGCAGAAGCGCCTGAAATCCCTCGCGCCCACGCCCTGCCGCTTCGGCACGCCGATGCGCCAGCACCAGCCGTTGCGGTGCACCAGCGCGGGCAGCACGTTGCGCTCGAACGTCCCGGGCTTGAGGTCGCACGACTCGTCGAGGCCGCAGCCGTCCCACTGCACGCCCTCGATGCGCTGGGGCTTGTCCAGGCCCAGCACCTGGAGCTCGCTGCCGAACACGGTCCGTATCTTGAGGTCGCCCTCGCTCGGCTCGTCCGCGAGCCACTCCGGGGGCGTCAGCGCCTTCAGGTGCGCCCACGCCACGCGCTTCGCCTGGTCACGGGTGGGCGCGCCGTAGAAGTAGCGTGGGTCGGCCCACGGCTTGCGGACCGCGAGGTAGCGCACGAGCCGCCGCTTGAGCAGCTCAGTCTTGCCGCTGCCCCGGCCCGCCGCCACGCCGACGAACCGCGCGGGGCAGCGCCACAGCAGGCGCTGCTGCTCGTGCGGCCTCAGCTGCGTCCACGCCGCCGTCAATGGCACCCGGCACCTCCCAGTAGCCCGCGCACCGCGCGTTGTCCGGCGACGCGGTGCACGTCAAGCAGTCGCCCCAGCCCGGCAGACGCGCCCACGCGCCGGACTCGACCATCCCGCGCGACGGCCGCACCATCTGGTGGGCGCAGGGCGCCACGGCTGCGCCGCCCACGCTACCGCGGCGTCAGGACGACTGCGTCGCTGTCAGGGTACCTGCTCGCCCTGAAGTAGGGGGAGCCGCGGAACGCGCCCAGGGTCTTCTTCTGCCCTCTAGCGTCCGCGTGGTCAATTATCCACGACTCGCCCCGCTTAGACACGTTCGTCGGGCGCACGCCCATTTTGCGCAAGACTTCCCTGATGAAGTTCCCGGTGCTCTCCGTGCCGAACTTCACGCGCTGCTCCGCCGCGACCGCGAGCCGACCCCCAGCGGCGCCCCGCCCGCGAGCCTCGCCGCCGCCTGCACTCGTGAACTTCCCCGCCTCGTCGCGCGGGTGCTGGCTCTCGTCGAACGCCAGCACCAGCTCACCCGTCCTGCGCCCCGTCGCCATCGTCGTCCTCCTTGACCGTCGCCTGGTCCATCGCCCGAGCCATGCCGTCTGGCGTCAGGTCCGTCATGCCGACCACCTCGCTGGTGGGCAGCTTGACCTCCTCCTTTATCTTAGCCTCTATGGCAGCGGCGAGTCGTGAGCCGTCGAGGTCGTAGGGCAGCGGGTCACGCGGCCCTATGCACAGCAGGGTGCGCGCCATCTGTGGGTCCTCGAGCGCGCGGTAGATGCAGCGCACCACCTGCGCGACTACCAGGCGCACGGTGTGTATGCTCACCTTGTCGCGAGCGCTCTCCTCAGCCTTGCAGGCCGCGAGCGCCATGTCCCGGACGAAGCACAGCGCGTCGCGCACGACGGCGCAGGCCTGCGCCTTCGCGTCGTCGCTCGCGCCAGGCTTCTGGGCCGCGTCGTACAGCGACACCGCCTCGCTGGCGGTGACGCGAGCCAGCGCGAGCTCCTCGTACAGCGACAGCTGCTCGCTGGGCGGGGCGGACGTCATCTCATCCACCGCAGCCTGCAGCGTCTTGCCGAGCCTCTTGCCGTAGAACGACATCTTATCCGTCCTCACGGCCGCGTTCTTGCCGCCGTGGAACCTGCAGTAGTGGCGGCCCTTCGCGGCCCACCCGCGGCAGCGCAGCCCGCAGCGCCTCTTCGCCCGGCAGCGGTACTGCTCAGGCGCGGCGCCGCCGCCGGGGCCTACGAACGGCATCCGTCACCTCCCGAGCGCCCGCGCCCTCCTGAGCGCCTTGCGCACCTGGTCCGCCACCGTGGGCTTCGGCACGCCGAGCTCCTGCCCGATGTCATCGTACGTCATGCCTCCCCAGTAGCGCATCAGCAGGAGCATCCTGTCGTAGCGACTGAGCCGCCCCATTATAGTAAGTACCTCGTCGCGGCAGTCTAGTGTGGGTGCTTCATCTAAGGCTCGCGCGTCGTCGCTGAGCGGCCGCATGCGCGCGCCCATGCGCCTCGCGCGGCGCATGGCCTTCGCGTACTCAAGGAACAACGCTCGCTTCGCGTACAGGGCGAACGGCCGCTGTTCATCCCACAGCTCGGCGCACCGCTGGAGCGTCGGCAAGCCGACGTCGCACACTAGGGCCTCGTCCGCGCCGCCGAGCTTGGCGAGCGCCCACCAGCACAGCCCCATGTTGTCGACCACGAGCCGCCACTGCTCATCAGTCATGCGCCGCTCCAGAACACGCTCGACAGCACGCCCTTCGCGCAGGATCGACACACCGCGGAGCACCCGCTGAGGTCACTTCGTCCGATGGCCTTTAGCCTCAGCATGTGCACATGCTGGAGCCAAACCCATTGGCGACTCCTGGCCTTCACGAAGCCACAGCACGGACACACGCGATCTCTCGGCAGCAGCCGCTCACGACGCCATCGCTTCAAGTCATACTTGCGGCGACCCTCGGAGAGTTCACTAAAGTAAGCTGCCGCCCAGTCCTCGCCGTCTCGGGCCGCTGACTCCAGCATCCTCGCGCAAGATAGGCATATGGCCTGACACTCACTCGGGACGTCCCACCCAAGGATCTTTATCTGTGACACGTGATAAGGACGGAGGCAAACCCACTGGCGGCTCTTGGCCTTCACGAGACCACAGCACGGGCACCTGCGATCCCGGGGCAGCATCTGCTCCCGGCGGCGGCGGCGCCAGTCGCGCAGGTAG